ACCTTGGCCGGGGAGAACGGCAGGGCGTCTCGAATCCTGCCAGCAACCGCCCCGATGGCGTCGCCGACGGAGCCGATCATCGACCCGATCCCTCGGATCAGCCCCGCGATGATCTCGCGGCCGGCGGTGTAAAGCGCCGGTACCAGCTGCATGACGGCGTCGACGACCGCCGGGACCAGGTCTGTCAGCACCACACCGATGAGCTCGGGCAGGACCTCCGGGAGCGCGTCGACAAGCGCGGTGAACACCTGGATGCCTGCGTCGAGCAGCACCGGGATCATCTCGAGCAGCGTGGCGATGACGGCAGGCAGGACCGTGCCGACGAGCACGTCGATGATGGTGGGGAGGACCTCGATGACTGCGTCGACGATCGCGAGGAACGTCGTGATGGCCGCGTCGAGCAGCTGCGGGATCATGTCCAGCACCGTCCCGAGCACGGCAGGCAGGACGTCGCCGAGGAGCGTGTCGAGCAGGGTCGGGAGGATGTCGACGACCGCGTCGACGAGGGTGGTGAACGCGACGACTGCAGCGTCGAGCAGCTGCGGGATCATCCCGAGGATGGTCTGTAGGACCGTGGGGAGGACGTCACCGACCAGCGTCCCCACAAGCGTCGGCAGCACTTCCACGACCGCGTCGATCAGGCTGGTGAACAGCTGCAGTCCGGACTCAAGCATCTGCGGGACAGCAGTCACGATGAAGTCGAGGACCTGCGGGATCATCGTCCCGGCGATCCACTCGACCAGCTGCGGGAGGAACTGGACGGCAGCGTCTAGCAGCGCCGGGAACAGCACCAACGCGGCGTCGAGCATCCGCTCCCGCGCGTCGATGATGGCCTGGAAGATCGTCGTGAAACCGCCCTCGGCCAGCCACGTCACCACACTCGCGATGGCGGTCTGGGCAGCCGTCAGGATTCCGGCGAACATCTCGCCGGAACCGTCTGCGAGGGTCCCGAAGATCTCCTTGAGCCCGGCGACGCCGCCGCCTGCCTCGTCGAACGTGTCCTTCAACCGACCCAGCAGGCCGATGCCGTCCTGCAACGCCGGGAACACCGTCGAAGACAGGAACTCCATGACCGGGGTGAGCCCCTGGCGGAGCAGCGCACCCGCCGACTGGGTGATGTCGTCCCACTGGTCGGTGAACACCTCCGCAGCCGCCGCAGCGTCCTCGGACATGACGATCCCGAGCTCCTGCGCCTTCTCACGGGCAGCGTCTATCCCGGCACCACCGTCGGCGAGCGCAGCAGCAAGTTCGGGCCCGGCACGCATGCCGAGCAGGTCCCCGGCCAACGCGGCGCGTTCAGCGTCGGACTCGATCCCTGCGAGCTTCGGGAGGACCTCGTCGAGCACGGCACCGGTGTCGCGGATGTTGCCGCTGCCGTCCTTCAACGAGACGCCCAGCGTCTTGAACGCGTCGGCCGACGCGCCGCCGGTCGTGGCAGCCTCACCGAGGTTCTTGTTGAACTTCTGGACGGCAGTGTCGAACTTCGTCGCGTCGACACCGCCCTGACCGAACGCGAACCGGAGTTCCTGCATCTGCTCGACACCCAGCCCGGCCTTCTGGGACGTCTTGGCGATCTCGTCGCCGAACGCCGCGACCTTGAACGCGCCGCCGACGGCGGCTGCGCCGGCTGCGGCGAACGCTGCTGTGCCGATGGCAGCGAACTTGCCGAGCTTCTTGCCGACGTTGCCGACCGAGTCGGCGAGCGGCTTGGTGTCGCCCAGGACACGGACGGTGAGGGTGCCCTTAGCCATCACTCACCTCCGGTCATGTGCGTGGCGATCCACGTCTGGAACGTGCTGGCCTCACGGAACGTGAGACGGTCGACGTCCCACGGGGCGATCCCGAACAGGTGTGCGAAGGCGGGTAGCTGCTCGTGCAGCGCCCGCCTCAGGCTTCCGGGTCTGCCACCTCGCCGGCCGGGTCGGCCGTGGTGGACGCAAAGTCGGCGTCGAAGTTCAGGTAGGTCAGGCCACCTGCGACCGTCTCGAACGTGACCTTCGGGTCGGTCTGGCGGCGCTTCAGCCACAGCACACCGGCGAGGGTGTCAAGGTCCGGGCTGTCGGTGAACGCCGAGATCAGTCCGACACCCATCTCGCGGCGGAAGTCGCGGGCCTCGAGTGCGGTGAAGTCCTGGAACCTCACGATCGTCTCGACGCCGTCGACGGTCAGGGCGAGCGCGGGAGGGTCGGTGGGCATGGGTGTCCTGTCGGTCAGAGGAACGGGCCGTCGCCGGCCATCGCCTTGCGGATGGCGGCCATGTAGGTCCGCTCGATGTCGGCACGGTTGTCGCGGACCGTGCCCATGATGTGCGGACGTCGTGGCGCGCCCTTGAAGCTGCCCACGAGGCGGCGTCCCCACGGCAGCAGCGCCGGGGCGACGTCCTGCCCGGCACGGTGGTTCCCGCCGGCACGCAGCAGCACCTCACGCTTGGTCGCCGACGGGCGGACGGTGGAGCCGCCGCCTGCGCCGACCGCACGGGGGTCTCCCTGCGGGAGGCGGGCGATGATGTACTGGCCGACGGACTTGTTGGCCTGCCCGAGACGCTTGGGGAGGTCCCGGTCCACAGCCTTGCGGGTGAGCCGGTTGAAGTCCTTGAGCCCGTCGACCTCGATCCTCACGTGGCGAACTCTTCGCCGTTCACCAGCACGGCGGTGAGTGCAGCAGCGTCGTCGACGCCGCCGAGGCACTTGAACGGCAGCGGCTGCATCAGCTGCTCAGGTCCGGCCACCTCAGGGGTCTCGCCGTCGAACCGGCTGTTCGTCGTGATCGTCAGCGAGTCGGTGCCGTTGTTGAACGCCATCACGACGGCGACCTCGGTCCCGGCCAGGTAGCGGTTGTAGGCGGTGAGGTCTTCGAAGTCGGCAGAGAAGCTGCCGGTGGCCTCGCGCATCCCGGACTCGAGCTGCTGGGCCACCGACGAGCCACCGATGCGGTGCCGGTCGACCTTCAGCGCGTTGCTCACGTCGAGCTGCAGCGACTCGACCACCGCGATCTCGGACCCGGCGATCGACACCGACCCCTCGACGAACACGAACGGGGCGGCCGTCGGGTAGGACGCCGACGCGAGCGCCGTCCCGGTCGTCTCGGTCTGTGCAGACACTTCCAGGTTGAGCTTGGCGATCTCCCCGACGGCGCACGCCAGCGACCACGACGGCAGCTTGCAGCCGGCGTAGGTGAACGGCTGGACAGTCCCGGCGATGTCGGGCCGGCCGACCTGGACGGTGAACGACTTCCCGGTGAGGTCGCCCATCGTCGCAGTGTGGGTGTACGGGCCCGCACCTGACGTGACGACCGACCCGAACATGTGGGTCAGCAGCGTCGCGAGGGGCTCGTCCCACAGCTCGAGGGACACCGGGCCGCCGATGGTCGTCCCGCCGGACTTCCACTGGTGGGTGGTGCGGCGGCCTGCGCGGAGACCGCCGGACTCGATCCGGGCGATCTCCTGCTTGATCGACTCGGACAGGAACCCGGGGTGGAACAGGTCCGGTGTGACACCGGTCCCGTAGGTCGTCTCGGACTTGAACCCGAGCTGTGCGGAGATGCCTGCGGGGGCGACCATGTCAGTCCTCCTGCTTGGTCTTGGTGGTGCGGACGGTCGCCCACACGTCGGTCTGTGCCGTCAGTGACTTCGCGAGGTCGGCGGGCACCTCGACGGTGCCGCCGGCCGGCACGACGTCGCCTGTGGCGGCGATCTGCCGCTCGGACGGCGACACGTTGCGGATCTTCTTGGTCATGGGGGCTCCGGTCACTGGAGGCGTGCCTGGACACGGACGTCGAGGACGAGTTCGCATGCCCACCCGCGCTCGAACGGGAACAGGGTTGAGGTGAGGTCGTTGACCTGTGCCGCGACGAGCCCGTCGACGCCGAGCTTGGGGTCGTCCGCCAGCACGTTCTCGACGGCGGCGGCGATCGTGAACGCTCGGACCTCGCAGGTCTGGGCGTCTGCTGCGGTCAGCTCGGGGCGGAACGTCCAGCAGGTCACCGGCACGATGTAGTCCTCGGCGCGCTGCTTGCGGCCGGCCTTCATCGTCGGGATCGTCGAGTCCCCGTCGATGCGGATGTCGTCGAGCTGCGGATGACGGCCGAGGAACACCGCCTCAGGCGCGGCCGCAGGTCCGGGCCACGCGTAGTCGACGGGAAGGTCCAGTTCGGCGCGGAGCAGGGCGACCAGGGCGATCTTGACGGCCGGGATGGTCGAGGTCAGGGCGACCATGTCAGGCGACCGCTGGCGTGCGGATGTGGTCGCCGAGGAACTCGTGGACCATCGGGTCGACGGCCTTGTAGAACCCGAGCATGGCGCCGCCAGTGTCGAACGGGTCCTGTGCACGCGCCCACGCGCCCTGGTCTCGCTGCCAGAGCCGCCGCAGGATGCTGCCTGCCGCGACCTTGAAGTCGACCGGGACGGCGCTCGTGTCCGCCGCCCGCCCTGCGGTGTAGGACACCTCGACGTTGCGGCGGCCGTGCGGGAACCGGCCGTCGATGCTTCCGCAACGTCGCCGGAGCCAGACCAGTTCGCCGTATCGGCCGACCGGGTCGAGCAGGTAGCCGTCGGCCGGCTTGATGGCGTTCGTCTCGGCTGTGAGCGTCGTCGCGGTGGTGTGGTCGTACTCAACGACCGAGCTGGCTGACGTTGCGTACGGGACGTGCAGGGCGATCTGGTGGCGGCCACCGTCGTGCTGCTCGCCGGTCACGGCGCGGCGCACGACGGGTCCGCAGATGTCGTCGATGCGCAGAGACACTGCGGTTATGAACCGGGCTGCTTCGGCGTCGGTGGCGGTGGGTTCCTGCGGGACGTTGATCGCGTCGCGACCCTCGGCGAGCGTGATGAGGTCGAGGGTCGCCACGTCAGCTGCCCTTGTGGGCTGCGCCGGTGTGGATCGCCAGACCACGCTCAGTGCCCGCGTAGTCGCACCCGTTGACCGGGCAGCTGCCCGGGTCGTCGGGTTCCGGGGCGTCGTCGGTGGTGGTGGTCTGTGTGGACGGCTCGTAGCCGACCTGGTCGGCTGCTTCGGCGTCGACCTCGCGGCCGGCCGAGGACCACAGCACGGCTGCTGTCGGGTCGCCGTGCTCGACCAGGGCGCCGTCGGCGTCCAGGTACACCCGGCGGTCTGTGATGATCTTCGCCATCAGACCGTGTCGATTCGGGTGAACGTGTCCACGTCGGTGAACTCGTACACGTTGTCGTTGGCGAAGTCGACGTAGAGGTCTCCCGCCACGATCGAGCCGTCGTAGGTCGTGCCGCCGACGGGTGCCCCGGTCCCGGTGTAGGTCCGGGGTCCGGTCGTCTCCATCACGACACCGCCGGTGATGACGTTGCCTCCCTCGATGACTGCCATGTTGCTGCTCCTCGTCGTGTGGTTCGGCGGCCCCGGTCTCCCGGGGCCGCCGAAGTGATGCCCGCCGGAGCGGGCGGAGGTCAGACGCCCGTGACCGTCGCGAACGCGGACGGACGGGTGAACACCAGCGCGGCGCGCATGTCGGCCCGGATGGCCTGCTTGCCGTTGATGAAGTCCGACGCGTGGCTGTTGGTGACCTGCACGTCGATGCCGCGCCGGACGGCGAGCAGCGAGTAGTTCGTCCAGTCGCCCACGACCGCAGTGTTCTCGGTCTGTGCGTCGGACTCGACGACCTGGAGGCCCCAGATGCGGGCCGGGCCCGCCTCGGACGGCGAACCCCAGATGTAGATCCCGTCGGCCGTGCGCAGCAGACGGACGTCCTGCCAGTCGTTGGGGTGGAACACCACCGCCGACGGCATCGCGCGTCCGGTGACCTTGACCTTCGTCATGGCCTTGTAGACCGCGTCCGGGGTCGGGTCGGTGCCCTTGGCCTGCGTCTGGATCCCGGTGACGTTGTTGACGCCCTCGAGGTTCGGCGCGGTGCCGGAGCCGACGAGGATCTGAGCGTCGAGACGCTGACGGAGCATGAAGCTGAGCCGCATCTCGACGTACTCGCGTGCGCCCGGGACGTCCTCGAGCTGCTCGTCGGTGACGGGCAGCCACACGGACGGCTTGCGGACCGGGCTGTTGCGCTCGGTCAGCACCAGCGCAGCCTCGCCGTAGGCGGTGCCCTCCGCAGCCTCGGCCGCGGCGTTGGTGAAGGTCGTCTCCTCCATGTAGACGTAGGCGTTCTGGCCCCACGGGATCATCGGGATCAGGTCGGTGACCTGCACCGGACGCTGCGCGTCGGGGACGACCAGCCCGGACCGGGTGGTCTCGGGCGCCCAACCTGCGGAGGTCTCCATCAGGGTGTTGCGCGGGCCGCGGAGCGCGTCACGCAGGTCGATGTCGAGGTGTGCCTCTGGGCCGTTCGAGCCGGCCCGGTCGGTGTACGCGGACGAGCTGATGAACGCCTCACCGAGGGACTTGGCGCGGGCAGAGCCCGACGCGGCGCCGGGCTCGCCGCCCATACCGGTCGGGTCGACCGAGACGAGGTCAGCGGCGGCATTGACGGCACGGAGCTGCTCGGCCTTGACGCCGAGGTCGGTGAGCTCGTCGTTGAGCGTGCGGATCGTCTCGGCGGCTGCGGAGGTGTCGCCGGCGAACCGCTCGACCTTCGCAAGGTCAATGGTCCCGTCGGGACCGGACTGCGCCTCGGCGAAGATGGAGGCCAGCTCGTCCTGCTTGGCCTTCAGCTTGCCCTCGGCGTCCTTGAGTGCTGGGAACGTGGTCATGCGTGAATCTCCTGTGTGAGCGCGACGAAGCGCGCGTATTCGTTGGCCACGACGTCGCCGTGGCCGTCCTGGTCGTTGCTGGGTGCCAGCAGCCCGTTCAGCCGTGTGACGCTGTCTCGGAGCCCGTCCAGGCTCGTGACGTTGACCACAGACAGGGACTTGCCGACGTCAGCACGAAGGGCGGCCACCCGTTCCGCGCTATCGAGCACCGACGCGACCACTCCCATGGCCGTGTCGAGCTCGTCGTTCAACGTCCGCCTGGTGGCAGACGCCGAAGTTTCGTTGGTGCGCAGGTCGACGAGATCGTCGACGAGGCCCTCGTCGAGAGTCTGCTGCGCGGTCAGCCACGTCTCGGCTGCCATCATCTGCCGGAACCCGTCAGGGTCGGAGCCCGACGCCGACGCGTAGATCCCGGCGATGACCTGATCCTGCTGATCGAGCAGCGCGGCCATGGCCTCGTGCTCACGCGAGTCGCCGATCGTGACGCCCCACGCGTTGTGGATCATCATCTGGCCGGCCTGAGCGATCTGGCGGACGTCGCCGGCCTGTGCGATCACCGACGCGATCGACGCGGCGACACCGTCGATCCGGGTCGTCACCTCGGCCGGGTGAGCGAGCAGCGCGTTGTAGATCGCGATGCCGTCGAACACGTCCCCGCCGGGGCTGTTGATCTCCACTCGGATGTTTGGCCGGTCGACCTCGTCGAGGTCGCGTGCGACCGACTCGGCGTTGACACCGAGCCACCAGATCTCGTCGTAGATCCGCAGCACCGCCGTGTCGTCGTCGACGTTGCGGAGCGTGTAGCCGGCCTCACGGGCGACGTTCGGGGCATGCTCGGCCGTCAGCGCACGCAGGTCCCCGATCACGTCTGGGAGCCGGGCACGAAGGCTGGCGTGGAGCGTCTTGAGGTCCATGGTCACTCCTGCTGGACTTGGACGGAAGGTCGGCCGGTGTGCTCGAGCAGCCGGAGGTCTCCCGAGGTGATCGCGGCCACAGCAGAGTCCGGCTCGAAACCGTCCCGTGCGAGCGCGGCGATGGCCTGCGCGTTGACGTTGAGGATGTCCGCGGCGTCGCGGGCGTCGTCCTGGAGGAACGGGATGTCGCGGTCGTCGTACCAGAGCCGCGCGCCGTCAGGGACGTCGACCGCAGGGGCGAGTGCGGCGGCCATCGAGCGCCACAGCGGACGTGCTCCGACGTCGGCGAACCGTCGCTTGGCGGCGTTGAAGTTGCCAGCGTTCAACGCCGAGCCGGCCATCCCCTCAGAGAACATGGCCAGCACTGCACCGACCAGTGACGCCGCGGCGATGCGCGACTCCCCTGCACCTTGGGTGACCTTGAAGTCGAGCTGCTTGAGGTCTGCCGCGACCGTCTTGAGGTCCGCACCTCCGCCGAGATGGATCGTCTGGTAGGCCCGTTCCCAGCCGCGGTGGTGCTCGGCGAACAGCTCGGCGTGGGCCTTGACCTTGTCTGGCGCCACAGACGCGTCGTAGGTCACGACCTGCCCGCCGGTCGCTCCGTTCTCGAAGAACTTCAGCTTGTGGCGTGAGGTGGCGTTGTCGGCGTCGACCTCACGAAGGATCGCCGTGATCCACGACATGCCGCGCCACTGCGCGGTCGGGTCTGGGATCGGCGACCAATGGATGACCTCGGCGGCCGGGATGATCGTCGGCTCGACCCCGGGCGGCTGGTAGACGATCCCGACAGGCTCCGCGTCGACATGCCACGGGGACGTGCCATCCGGGTACGAAGTGACGATTGTGACCCAGTCCGGACGCAGCCTGCGCAACGTTCGGCCGGCAGGACCTCCGTCACGCACGGTCGCAAAGAAGTTGCCGGCAAGCGATCCGTCCTGGTCCATCCGGGCGATCAGCTCGCCCGTTGTCGCACCGGTCCACGGCTTCTCGAGCAGCAGCAGCGACGGGTCACCGAACAGGTCGCCGGGACGGCCGTTCTCCAGACGCTGGAACTGGAACCGTGCCTCCCCGAGGATCGCCTGACGGATCAGCATCGTGGTGAACACGACCCCGTTGCCCTTGTAGGCACGTCGCACCAGGTCGTCGAAGTCCTCACCGATCCGCTCACGAGGACCGACCGGGGCTGATCCGAGGATCTGAGGGACCGACCACATGTCGGGCTGACGGAAGTCCTGCCCGATCGAAGACAGGGTGAGGTTGATCGGCCTTCGCCGTGCGGAGATCCTCACGTCTGGTCGTCGTCACGCTGGACCGCGATGTCAAACATGCCCGACCAGGCGAACAGCAGAACACCGCCGGCGATCAGGGCGCCGCCGGTCGACCAGCGGGCCACTCCGGCAACGATCAGCGCGAACGCGATCAGCGACACCGCAGCGGAGAACAGGTCGGTCCGCATGGTTGGTCTCCTCACGTCACGAACGAGAACGGGCCGGGGTCGGTGTCACGGTCGTCGTGCCCGAACTGCTGCAGACCCCACAGCGCGAGCGTCTCGGCGACAAGCGGGGTGATGTCGCCGCCTGCCTTGCGCTGCCACGCCCACGCCCCAGCGAGCGTCCGGCGCGACGCGGTCGAGACCGCTTCGTCAGCGATCGCCTGGCCGCGGTGCTCGAGCTCGCCCGACACGACCGCGTCGAACATCTGCCCGCACGCCGCCACCATCTGCCTCGTCGTGGTGGACACCAGCAGCCGGTTCGGGGTCGGACCGCGATCGTCTGCCACCTGCAGGCCGGCGCGCTCCAACTCGTCCAGCAGCGACGCTGCGGGAGAACGCTCGTCCAGTACGACCGCGACGGGACGTCTCGACTCGGCAAGCTGCAGCAGACGGTCCACAACCCACCGTGTGCCGGGCCGCCGGTCGTACCCGGACCTGTCGCCGGTGACCTCAACGTGCGGGGCGCCACCGTCCGACCAGCCGGCCACCGCGACGGTGGCCCACTCGCGGTCCGGTGAGACATCGAACGCGAACACAAGCGGCGAACCGTCTGCGATCGTCGCAGTCGGCGATGCCAGATCGGGCCAGCACGCCTGGAACCGGTCCTCGTCACCGTCGTCATCGACCGACGGCCAGTCACCGACTGACAGCAGCTCGGTCGCGAACCCACGCCGGTCCATCTTCACACGCTCGCCGGCCATCGTCTCGACCTCGATGCGGAACCCGAGCCCCGGCGTGGACTTGACCCACTGTTCCGGGTCGTCCGCCACCGCGTCGGGGTCGCGGGCGTACTCGGCTTCGTCGGCCGTCCACTCGAACCAAGCGGCCGTCTCGTCGGTCCCCGTCTTCGCGGCTGAGCGGGCCCGGGCGAACTCGACACCGTGCGCATGGATCGTCTGATCCACCGCCGACCCGACCATCCACAGCTGCGGGTTCGGCCTCGCGCGCATCACCGGCCGGAGTGCCGACATGACCGCCGTGGGAAGCTCCATCGCCTCGTCAAGCACGACCAGGTCGCCAGACAGGCCACGTCCGCCACCCTTCGTACGGGTCTTGAACTTGATCTTCTCGCCCGACCGCAACGAGATCGACTCGTCACCGTGAGACCGCGACACGCGCTTCACGCGACGGTCGAACTCGGGCGTCCCCTCGATCAGCGACAGCAGCCGGTCGAAGTGTCCCATCGACGTCTCGAACAGGTGCGCCGAGTGGATGATCAGCCGGTCGCCGAACAGGAACAGCCCCGCGAGCTCACGCGCCTCGAGGATCGCACCCTTGCCGTTCTGTCGGGCGACGAGCAGACCGACGTCCTTCGCAGCCCACCGGCCCTCGACCGTCTCACCGAGCGCCTTTCTGAGCACCAGCTGCTGCCACGGGTCGAGGAGCAGACCGGCCGTGGCAGCAAGGTCGATCGCTTCGTCCCCGGCAGACGTCGGCGCGTCAGGCGCGACCGACCATGTCGGGGTCTGCCTGCCGACG